AAAGGCATCGCCCTTGTCTCCCTTCGCACCCCGTGGGCCAGCGGGGCCGGTCTCGCCTTGAATACCCTGCTCTCCCTGCGGGCCGCGGGGGCCGGTCTCACCTTTGGGGCCCTGCGGCCCCGTCGCACCGGTTGCGCCGGTCTCTCCCTTGGGGCCGCGCGCGCCGGTTGCGCCCGTGTCGCCCTTGGGGCCAGTTGCCCCAGTCTCGCCCTTGGGCCCCTGATCGCCGGTGTCGCCCTTGGGGCCGACTTCGCCCTGCGGTCCGGTCGCGGCAACGCCCGTGTCGGCAAAAGCGCCTGCCGTGGCGTCCCACTTGAACCAGTTGCCCGTGGTCTCGTCGACGTAGGGCATCTTGGAAACCGCCGTCTCCGCATCCGCCGCCGCCTGCAAAACCTCATCGACCCAGCTTTGATAGGCCGGGGGCGGCGTCTCTCCGCTGTCTTCCAGCGTTTCGCGCACGCGTGTTTTATATATCTGGCTCTTCACAATGGTATCGCCCACGGTATAGCGCAGCTCTGCCGCGCCCTCACCGGCCACCGCCGTATCAACGCTCGATACCAGCCACACGAGCGCGCCGTCATCTTCCGTCACCGTCACGGGATACGGCTGCGCATCGCCGTTTCGCTGCACGATCAGGCTCGCCACGCCATCGCCATAGGCCTCGCGCCACTTTCCCAGCACGTCAAAGACGACCTTGCGAGCCTGATTCTCTCCCCTGCGCCCGAGCTTGATCTCTTCGAGCGCATAGGCATTTTCAATAACCATATTGTCACCTCTCTTATGGAAAACGGCGCAGCAAGAGCGACTTTTTCGTCCCTTGCTGCGCCGTGTCGCAACTCATTTTTCGTGTCTCGCGGTCGTATTCACTTACGCGTTATGGGCCTTCGCGCTCTCAACGTAGTCGCTGCTCATCGTCTGGATGAGATTTGCGGTCGAGGCATCCTGTCTCATCTGGTTCTGGATGGCCCACAGGAACTTTCTCTTGACCTGCACGGTCACACCGCGCTGGATCAGGCAGCTTTCGCCGTTCACGCACACCAGCAGGTCATCCTTGTACTTGCCGCTGTCCTTGAACAGGCGGACGCTGACGTACTCCTCGCCCGCGCGATCGGCGTTCACAGCCGCAACGGCGTTCTTTGCTTCGCTCATCGGTCTTTCCTCCGTTTCAGTGGCGGGGGCGGCGTTCACAGCCGCCCCCTTGGTGGTTAGGTCAGCGGGGTCTCGTCAAACGTAGAAGTGGTCTCCACGCGAATCATATATGCCTCAACCAGACGTTCGGCGACCTTGGTCGCCTTCCAGCCGACGGTTGCACGCTGGTTCAGCGGGTCAGCCGTACCGGCAGAGCCGAGCGGCTTGACGATGTGCTCAAGGCCGCCGCCGGTCAGCTCGGTCGTGCCGTAAGCCTCCGCGCCCATGATGAGGGTGGAGTAGACGTTGCGGCCCTTCGCACCGGCTTCGCCCGGATAGATGGCGGTCGACGCCGTCGGGGTGGTAGCAGGCGCTTCTTTCAGCGTGATCGTCGCGCTGCCAGCAGCCGCAGCCGAGGCGCTCTCGATCTCAAGGAGCGCACCACCGATGACGACCTCGCGGCCAGCCAACTTTGCAGCGTCAGCAGTGGTGATGACCTCGTTTACGGTCAGAACCTTGCCGGATGCGCTCTTGACGGTCAGGTCGCGTGCGCCCTCGGTCAGGTCGTCGGCGTGGAACACCTTCGCTTCGGTCGTCTCGATGAAGCGGACGCCCGCGATCTTGCCGATCTCGTCGTCGTAGATGTTGCTGGTGTCCTTGTACTCGTGCGGGCGCTTCCAGTCAGGGTCATCCTGAATGTCGTAGGAACAGTCAGGGTGAATGATTGCCCAGTAGGAGCCCTCGTAGCGCGGGGCGTTCATGGTTTTCAGGAAGCGAACCGCCTTGCGGACGGCACGCACCGTGAAATAGTGGTTGCCCGTGGCCTCGCCGCCAACTAGCAGATGGCGGCCCGTCACCTGACCTTCGCCGTACTGGACGTTGGAGCCACCGTTGATGACCTCGCGGGTGATGGTGTCGAGCGTGCGGCCCGCCTGAGAGCCGAGCAGCACCGTCGCTTCCTGCAGGTTGTTGTCGATGGCGGTCAGGTCGAGGATATCGGAAATCTCGACGAAATCGCCGTACTGGTCGACCTGTGCGGTCAGCGTGGTCATGGACAGCTTGCGGCCCTTGGGGGTCACGCCTTCGGTGATGGGCGTGAGCGCCTTGGGCAGCGGATCATACTTGCGAAACTCGATCTCCTTGCCCTTGCCCTTGGGGATGTTGCGCTTCTGCGCGAAGCGGTCATGCACCAGCTCGGGTTCGGCGTTGTCGATCAGGGTGTCGCAGTAGTAGATCTTCATCTCGCCCGAGAGACCGGAATCGGTCGTCACGTTCGTCTGGCCCTCAAACAGGCTCAGAATGACGGGCAGAATGAAAATATCTTTGAACTTCTTCATAGAGTTTTGTCTCCCTTCTTACAGTCGGTAAATTAGGCGGGCATCAGAATACGATGCGCTCGCCGCGCCGCACGCGCCTTGCGATCTCTGCGCGGTCGGCCTTCGTGAATTTGCTCGGGTCACTCTTGACAATGACCCCCGGCTGGGAAGTGGTTCCGTTCTCGTTTGGGCGCATTCCTTTCGCGCGGACGTTGTCCATCACGCGCTTTTCCATCTCTGCCGCAGCTTTCGCCGCGCTGCGAGCCTGAATGTCGCCTAAATGGGATACCTCGTAAGCGTCTTTTACAGGAACGCCAGCGCGCAGCATCGCAATGAAGCGCGGATTCTCCGCAACTTCGCGCTTGAGGTCGAAGTCAGGGTACTCTCCCGGCGCGTCCGCCGTTCCGACCAGCTCACTCGCCTGACGAATCCAGTCGTTATATGTCTCGTCGGCTTTCTGCTGGCGCTGCCTGTCTTCTTCCTGACGTTTGAGCGCTTCGTTTTCCTGCTGCATCCGCGCATACTCGCGGTACTGTTCCACGCTCATTCCCATGCTCTCCGCTTCCGCATTGTAGAGCACGCTGTTGAGCGCCGCATCGCCCTCAAAAGCCGCACGCAGCTTACTCATATCTCCGTCCGACACGCCATAATGGCGCATCAGTGTGTCGATAATGGGCTGCGAATCGGCGATCTTCTGGTCTTTGGCCTTCTCTTCGCCGAATCTGCGGTTGATGATGCGCTGCGTCTCCGCAGTGTACACGTCCTTGTATTTGCCGTTTACGAGGTCAAGGAACTCCTTTTTCAGGTCTTCCCCGCCTTTTTCCGCAGCCCCGGCGTCGTGCTGCTGCATCTTCGCGCCCTCGCCCTTCGGCTCGCCAGAAGAGGTCCCCGTATCGTCAGGTGTCTCCTGCTTGCCGAACACGACGTTGGCGTATTCGCCCGCTTTGCCCTTCCGGGTGGGAGAAGAGCTTGCCTGTGTGGTATCGCCCTGTGCACTTGCGCCCCCCTCAGCGCCGCCCGATGCACCGGCAGCGGCTCCCGCAGCGGCAGCGCCGCCGTCAAAGAGGCTCAGGATCACGCGAAGCGTGGTTTTGAGGTTCATGGTATCCCTCCTGCTTGTCAAATCGCGGATATTTGGCCCTCCGTGCAGGCCGTGCAGCGCTTCCCATCGTCCGCAGGGGAGGGGAGAGCGGCGAAAAGATGAAGAAAAACGCCGTCCCTCCCTCGCGGGCGTATGAATAGGAGGAAGCCACTCGCACGCTTAAAGCGTAACATGTGGCTCCCTCCGTCTCACCACGGGTAAGAAAAAATTTTTAATTTTCTTCGATGCACTCGCAGATCGCGTCCGGCCTCGTAGCCTCAAGCTGCTTGAGCCCGATGCAGGCCGCAAGAAATGCCGCTTCGATGCGCTCATCGCCTCCGCAGTGGACGAGGAAGCGCGGCGCCCCCTCGTCTATCTCAAAGCCATAGACCTCGCACTCTCCCTCGGATTCCATGTTCTTCACATAGCCGCCGAAGGCATACATCACGCCAGTAATGTAATTGCAGCACTTCTCATCCGCCGAATGGCCCTCGCACAGTATCATGTAGCGGCCGATCTCGTGCTCGATGTGAACCATCGTCATGCACTTACACCCCCCGGCATCGCCGCGCTGCTGCCCGTGTCCATGTTCGGCTTAGACTGTTCGGCAAGCTTCTGCATGTACGGTGTCTGTGCGCTCTGCGCGTTGGCGTTCTTGCTCTCAATTCCGCCGCTGCTGCCGCTCTTGCGTGTCGAGCCGCCACTCTGCGTGCTGCCCGCCATTCCAACACCCATGTCCTGTCCCGTAAGCTGCTGGATAACCGCGAGAGCCTTTTGCAACTGCTCTCTCTGCTGCTGCACGACGTTGTAGAGCGTCGCCCCCTCGTTGACCTGGCTCTTGATCTTGTCGATCCCTTCAAAGTCCATCATGTCGAGCGCGATCATGCTTTCCTGCGCCCTGTCCGGGGAGAAGAATCCAAGCGAATACAGCTCTTTCGCCCGCTCGTTCTGTTCCGCGCGGGAGAATGGGTTCTTCTTCTGTGCCTTGATCTTAATGTCGAAAACTGGTCTGCGGAACAGGTCATTGCCGAGGCTGTCCACGCCCGTCACCTGATCGCCAAGCTCGTTCACGCCGATCTGCGCATACTCATAAGGCATTTCATTCGTGATGCGGAAAGTGCGCGCTGCGTCGTAGAACTGCCGCATGCGCTCGATGCACAGCTTCACGATCTTCGTCTGCGCGCGGTAGCACGCCGAAATCATATCGCGGCTCGCCTTGTTGCCCGCTTCCTGCAATGCAGAAATAGCCGCCGCAGCCGTCGCACCGCTGGACGTGCCGCCGTTAGACACGTCGCGGTTTGAGCTCGTTTCCTTCATCTCGTCGATCTTCATCTGCACGATATTCGCGTAGATGGAATCGAGCGGGCGCGTCGTTACCTCGCGGAGCCTGCTCTCGTCGATCTGGCCGGACACGTGGATGATCGGCTTGCGCCAGTCAAGGAACTCTTCTTCGTTGATGTTCAGGCTTTCGCTCGCGAAATACCGGCGCTTGCTGCCCATCATCGACGTTTCGAGGATGTTGCCCCACAGCTTGTCGATGTAGAGCTGCGGGTCCTTTGCGATGGCCGTGTAGCCAAAGCCCGCGGGCGTGCCCTTCTCAGGGAACAGCACGTCGAACACGAACGGATATTCGCCGTCTTCGTAGAATCCGCCCTCCGCATATTCGGGGTCATTTTCGCTGGCGTAGATGATATGCTCCTCGTCGATGAACTTCGCGTAGTGCAGCGCCGTTCGCCCGTCTGAGGTCTTCTTGCGGTAATACCAGTCGATCACGGCGACCTTGTTGCTCGTGTCCACCGTGTCATCGTACTCGTATTTCGCCGTTTCAATGCTGCTGCCGCTGAGCTTATCCGCAAACTGCGGGTATTCGTCCTCGATGATGTCGCGGTCGACGAGCGCCACCGTAAACACGTTGCGGCTCTTCTGGATGTCTTCAACACCCGGTTCCCAGAAGATGTTCAGCGGGTCAATGCCCTCGATAGCGATGTCGCCGAGCCCATTGTCTTTCTCCTTGTCCCAGAACACGCCGTAGATCGCCACACCGTGTTTGAGCTTTTCCCACCACTCGAAGCTGTATGTGCTGTCAAATTCGTTGTATTCCATGATGACCGGCAGCACGGACGAGAGCGTCTGCGCGCTTTCCTCGTCGCTCTGCTCGCGAGGCAGGCATACGGGCTCGGGGTAGTTGTCCATCGCGTCGGCGTGCTTATTCATGATCGAGTTAAACAACCATGCACTCGCAGGCTCGGGTGATTCCCCCGCATCTTTCGTCCCGCGTCGAATATCCTCCCAATGCCGCAGCTTCCACCAGCGCTCCTCGCTGATGATGCGATTCTCGAAGTTGCTCTTGCCCTGCTTGTACTTTTGCAGCGTTTCTACGGCGTCGCCGATCTCCTTGCTGCCAATGGCTGCGCCGCTGCTCATCGCCGCGTCGCTGTCGCGGAATGCGCCTACAAGCGGCGCTTCTGCCTTTGCATCCAACATCGCAGCAGCGCCAGCCGCGTCGGCCTGCTGCTGCGTCTGCGGGAATTTTCTCATTCCTGCCATGTCTTCCCCTCCTGTCAATTGTGTTGGAACCACGCATATCTGTCGTAGCTCGGCGTATTGATGTCCAGCGGGTCATACAAGACCGGCTTCGGCGGCGTGTTCTTCCGCGCCGCGATGGGATTCTCCATGCACACATAGCGCGTCATGTCGTAGATGTGATCCTCCTGCTCGGTGTTCACGTCCTCAACGTGCTTTTCGTCGTAGACGAGGTTCGGCACCGTGCGAATAAAATTTTTGCAGGTGTCAAACACATACAGCATCGGGATCCCGTTCTCGTCAAATGCAAGCCGGTGATGCAGTTGCATCTTGCCGTCGATTCGCGCATTGTCTCCGCGCTCGAAATAAACGCGCTCCCGCTCAAAGAGTGAGCCGATGCTCTCCGTCCCCTGCGTCGCCCACGCGGTAGATGTGCCGACCCTTGAGATTCGGGTCCTCTGCCTCGATGCGCTTGATCTCCCGCGCTACCGCCGTCGGCTCCATTTTCACGCCCTCGTTCGGCGTGCCCGTGCAGCCGTAGTACTCCCCGATGTGATAGAGCCGCCTGTCCCCGTCAACCGCAAACCAGCCGATGGCAAAAGGCCGCGAATATCCCCAGTCCATCGCACACCAGATCGGCCACTCGCGCGGGATCTGGAACGGCGCGATGACGTGCGTGTTGATGCGGTCGCGGTAGTGATCGCTGTCGTTGCGCCACTCGGTAAACACCTGCCCCGAGAAAGTATCCCAATCGCCGTATAGCAGCGCGTTTTTTTCTGCTTCCGGCATGGCGGCAAGGCGTGTCAGATAGTTTTCATCGTTCTGCAGCAGGATTTTGTTGTCAAAAACCGTGCTCGGAACGAAAATCCTGCTCTTCATGCGGATTTCTTCGTGCCCGTCTGGAAAACGCACGGTCGCCTTTTCCCGCACCGTCTGCATCGGTCGCGCCGCCGTGATAAAGCGCTCCTTGACCCAGCCATGCCCGATGCCTCCGGGGTTTGCCGTGCTGCGAATATACACTCGCGTCCCCGGCCCGTTCGGGCGGTTACGCGAGAAAAGATAGCTGTACTCCTCCCATGTAAAGTGCGTCAGCTCGTCAAACGCGATGAAGTCATACGCCTGCCCCTGATACTTGATCTTGTCCTTTGCGTACTGCATCGAGCCGAAAATGATCTTCGCCCCGCTCGGAAATGTCCATGTGTGGTTGCTGCCGTTGTATCGTGCGCCCGGATAGATGCGCGGATAATAGTTGAGCGTCTTGTCGATCAGCTCGGCGAGCTGCGGGAAGGTCTTTCGCAGGATCAGCGCCTTATAATAGCGCACGTCCACCTGCCGCAGCGCCTCGATGACCAGGGCGTCGGATTTCCCCCCGCCTAACCGGCTGCGCCGCCGTATAGAGCCTCATCCTCCCAGCGGCTCATAAAGAGCGCCTGCTTGGGCTGCGGCTTCCATACCACGCTACGCTTCGCCATTCGCATCACCTCCCGCGTCCTGCGGAACAGGCATTACCGCGGGCAGCTCTGCCACACCGCACACGCTCTCTCCGCCGTCTTCCTTCTTCTCGTCATTTCCCCAGCGGAAATTGTATCTCAGGCTGAATTCCGCGCCCCGCTGACCGTCCCGGTCGAAGAGGCGTTCCTCTGCGTAAGCCTCGATACGGGCCTTCGCGCGCGTAACCGTGTCAACGAATCCTTTCTTTGCCTGATAGTTCAGCAGCGCTTGCCTGCTCGTAAATCCCAGCGCAAGTGCGAGCCCCGTCACCGTCGGTGGGCGCTGATGAATGATAAACGGCTGCCCGGATTTGTCGAGGATCGGCATCCCATCGTCCCCGATGATCGGCTCGCCCTTGCAATCCTCGAAGTATTGGTCAATGACGGCTTGCATTTCTTCGACCGTCGCATATTTTGGATGACACCCCGCTTTTGCCATGCCGCCACCGCCTTTCTTTTTTATGCTGCAAGCCACCCGCCCCTCGGCCTTATCGCGCAGCATTCTTATCCCCGCTCGGGGAACCGAGCTTCCTATTTCCGACGGTAACACGCCATCTTTTATTTCTCACCACGGGCGCGGAAACTTTCTCTTCTCTTTCTGTGCTCCCCACGGGTGACCCGACAGCCATCTGCAGACTTCTGCATCGCTCAGCCCTCCTCGGGAAGCTCGATCATCGGAACTCTGTACTGCTTCGCGCACTCGTGCTCGATGCGGCAGCCGCGTGCCTCCCACCAGTCTTCGGCAAAGATCGCCACATCCGCCGTCGCCAGCAGCTCAAGTGACTTGCTCAGATAGTAAAGCGGCGCTTTTGCGCCTGCCGGAACATCGAGCCCTCCCTTGAAAAAGCTGTCGATGACCTCGACCTCGCCGCGCCCTGCGTACACAGCCTTCGCAATCGCGATCAAATCCTCGCGCTTGCTCTCGATCTCCTCGTCGCTCTTGCCGCGCATCGGCTGCGAGATGAACAGCCGCACCGTCGGCAGCTTCGGCTTAGTCGGTTCGTCCGCCGCTGCCTCGCCGTTCACGCCGCCGACCGCCGTTTGCAGCAGGAAGCCCAGCAGCTCCCAAATCTTGTTTCTGATCCGTTCCATGCAGATTCCCTCCCCCAGCTTCTCGTCGTAGTTCTCCGCGCTCACGCAGCTCGAGCTCTCCACGATCTCGAAGCCGTTTTTCAGCACTGCGCGCACGACGGTCGTCTTGCCGCCCATCGTCACGGTCTCGTGGTGGTCGATGAATCGCTCGACCATCTCCGCGCTGATGCTCGGTGCCGCGGTCTTGAGCATGCCGTTTACCTCGAGCGGCAGATACGCGCGCTCGAAGACCTCCGCCGGGCTGAAGCTCTCGTACCCGTCCGCATAGCGCACCTTGTAGCCGCGCTCGACCTCGCTTCCGCACGGTACTCTGTCCTCCGCGAGCGTAACGACCTTGCCGTCCACGCGATACGCCTTTTCCGCCTCGATAAGTTTCGTTCCGATGTACTTTTTCATAGCAAAATTCCTTTCTTTTTCGCCCGCAGGCGTTATTCCATTTGTAGCTGTTCTTCTCGCCCCCGGTCGCTCGTGATGCTCACGACCTTGCAGTCTCCGTATCGCTGCTCAATGTCCATGGCGATTCGCTCCTTGATGCCCTGCGCGTCAGCGGCGGGGACGTTGGCTTTAATCGTGATCGTCAGCATGTGGCTCCTCCTTCGGCTCGCCTAAGCTGCAAAAATGCGTTCTTGTGTCCTCTTGAAATGGCAAAAACACAAAGTTTGTTTTTGGACAAAATGCATATAAATCTTTTTGGTTCCATACACGTAGATACTTGCAGCCCTTGCACCGAGTAATGACCACAGCGTCAACGGTGGGAGCGTTATCAACAGCGTTATGGATAAGACGCAAAGCCGTACCCCCAGTAACGATCCATTCCTCATCTGATGGCTCATAGGGTTTAAGGTGGTCAAGCACCCAGTCAGCATCAATCAGCCTCATTGCTGTCACCTCCGTCCGCGTCAAACATTTCAAGGTCGACCTCAATGTAATCTTGCCCATCTTCATCGACAGCAACATACACGTTTCCATCATCCGCAGGCAGTGCCACTTGCAGGCAATCAAGCTCGTCGCCAGTCATGCGCTCAAAAGTAGTAGCGTCAATCTCTGTAATTCTGAAATACTTTGCCATTATTCTTCGCCTCCGTCCATTTTCGCGCCACAATGGCAATACGGCTGACATCTACTCTCTACTCTACCGCAACGTGAGCATCGGTAGTATCGTTCCGGCATGATGTGGTCACCGTCCAAGAATGAGATCCACCGCCCATGTACCACCGGGGCCACATCGGCGGTTGGAAGCTCATAAAGATATTCTGCGAACTCCTCTGGTGTCAAAAGCGTGCAAGGCGGACTATCTGCCCTACCAGCGTCAAAATTATTAAACGCTTTTACAGCTACTTCCAACTCAATGTATTTTGCCATTGTCAGCCCTCCTCCACATAGCACCAGCTCTGGGGCGGGCGACCGATAACCCGGCCATCACAGTCCATTTTGGTGTAATTGTAATAAGGGCAGGCACAGCAATCGGCATCAACTCTACATAGACCCTTGAACTCGCTCAGTTTCTTCGGCGTATCGTAGATTTTTAGGTCGGAGAAGTGCCAGCCATAGCCGGTTCTCCCGTTGCCGATGTAGTCAGCAAGCTCCTCGTATGTAAGACAAGATCGCTCCATGTGCTCGAAAAACCAGTTCTGAATGCCACCATTGTCGAAAACATTGATGGGAAATATCCGGTCACAGGTAAACTCCCCGATGACTTTGCCGCCGCCGTAAAACTGTGGCCTTGGATAGTCCGTCACAATGAAGTCCTCGTGCGGATATTTTGGTAACGTGCAGTAGATATAGCACTTAAACGGCGTTTCCTTCTTTGGCCGCGTCTTGCGCACCTCAATCGTCTTTTCGCCGTTGACAATCTTCTCCGCCCACTTCGGGCGGATGCTCAGCATAACAGCCTTACTCATTTTTCATTGCCTCCAATGCCGCTTCCGCCGCCTCGCGGGTGAGGAACCAGCTTACTCCATACTGGCCCGGCAACAACCCGACATCGGGATCCCTCCCACGGACAATGGCGTACCCCACAATGGCCGTGACCTTGTGGGGCTGAATTCCAAGGTCTACCGTCCCGTTGCAGCCGTAAGTCCTGAAATACTCGGCCACGCCGCAATTGCTCTTGCAGCTTTTTCAATGCTTCGTCCGAAACCATCACTCCACCTCCTGCATCCAGAACTCGCGGAGGCAGTCAGAACACGCGCGTTTCATAGTTGAGCAGTTACCTCGGGCATTCCTGTGCGACGCAGAAATCAAGCAGGGATATATTTGCAACACACCATCATCTCCGATGCGTGCCTCCGGGTACTGCTCCAGCAACGCGCTCTGACGTGTCTTGCGTGGATTCATTTTTGCCCATTCTTCAACCTCGGCCACAACTTCCTCCGGTGAATCCGTCTCTCTGCCAACGCAGGGATAAATAAAACGGTTCTTCATCGCTCCCTTTTCATCCATGCGTCTCAACTGCTTAACAAATTCAATAGCGTCCATACTTACCTCCCTAAAATTTAAAGCGCTCTCTGAGCTTATTCCCATTGATCTCCGCCTCCGCCGTAAAGTAGCGGTGCGCCTCGTTGATGTAGACGACGCGCCCGTGCGCAGTCGTCTCTTTCGTGGTAACGCTCATAATGCCGGTACTGCCCTCAAAGGCGGCAGGCTTCCAGCTGAATGGTTCTCCGATGTACATCTATCATTCCTCCCTAATGTCTCCGCCCCATTGCTCCGCCATTGCTCTGGCGATGCCGAAGAAGGTCTTGCTTCTTGCTTTTGCTGTACGCGGGTCATTCCATCGCAGAATCTTACCAGTCTCGTCTTTTGCAGAGTCTGCGCTTGCCCCCACACTGTATCCACCTGGCAAAATATCTCCTGCATCTACAATGTTTGTCGGTCGCAAAGCGGGTAAGCCTTTTAGCCATAGGCAAGTCTTTTTTCTTGCGTGGTGCCCAAATTCATACGGCTGGATAATACAATCAGGCTTACGATAGTGTGTAGACATATATCCGACCGGATTTTCTACCGCGATTTTACAAACGTTGGCATTTACAAAGGCCATAAAAAACGCCGCAGCTTCTTCCCGCAACTGCAACCGTCTGACCGCCTTTTCTCCATATCTTTCCGTGTTAAACCAGCGATTCCCGGTAACAGTTAGATAAGTACACGGCGGGTGCGCGATCAGTAAGTCCCACATGCCGACGTCATGCGTCTGCCCGTCCATCGTGGTCACTTGCCCCCCCTCGATGGCCTTGAGCGCATCGCCTAAGATGTGCCACTCCGGATGCCCGCCGGACGGCTCCTGAATGTCGCAAGAATACGCCTCGTGCCCCAGCGCACGGAACGCCTTACACACTTCTTGCGATTCCTCGCAGGCAACTAAAACCTTCATGCTCAATACCTCACTCCGATGTAATCCAGCACCCGGCCATAGCCGAGGCCCTTTTCATTGGGCTTCCATAACCCGTCAGCAGGATCGTAAGCCCCACCGCCGATGCAGAATTCATAATGCTTCGGGTGCGTGTGCTTCATGCGCTCAAAACGATTCTCGCCTTTTTCGAGGTGCGCACCGAACGCGCAGAACATGCACCCCGTGCGTTGGCAACCCGTGCAGTGCAGCGGCTTTTCGATGAGCGTTGACGGATAATCATTTTCCCCGTCGCTCGCCACGATGTCGCCGTATACACTGCAATACGGGATATTTTCGCCCTTTAGGAACGCAAGCACGTCCTGATCTGTCCAGAAGCTCATTGGCTTACTCATGGGGCGCTTGCCGTCAAAGGCGTTGCAGCCCGTGCGCTTCCACTCTTTTTCTCGCTGCTGGCTCTCGCTCGCCATCATCGCGGTAAACGGCACACATCCGCTCGTAGCTTCGTATCGCTTGGCGGGTGCTTTTTTCATCACGTCGCAGCATTGCTCGCTAATGTGGAACGGCGCATCCTTAAGATAATGCCACTTGTCCGCCAGTTTCATCGTCGAGCAGTAAACGCCCTTCCGGTTGTATCCGGTCAGATACAGATTGACCGTTGCATCGTTCTGCCCGTGCGCGTTTTGTAAATCGCGGATAAAGCGCGCCTGTTTTTTGCCGATGACGGGATAGCCGTACCTTGTCACCACCTGCCGGATGTTGAGCTTCGGCCGCAGCCGCGCAAGCTGCGCGTCGATCCGCGGGAACTGCTTTTGCAGCCACGCCGCATAGTCGTTGACGAAGTGCTGAATCTCAGGATACTCAAGCCCTGTGTTGACAAATACCAGCGTCAGCGGATAAATCGGCGTGCGATAGCGCGATAGCTCCTGTGCGGCCAGATAGGCGAGCACCGTTGAATCCTTCCCGCCGGAAAAGCTGACGTAGCACTTGCCGTCCCATGCGCTGTACCATTGCTCAATCTTCTCGCGGCTCAAAAGCGCCTTGTCTTCGAGTGGGAGCGCCAGCAGCTCTTTCGCCGCTCTCTGCGAGATCGGCTGACTGCTATACCCGGTCATTTCCGCCCCTCGCATTCCCCGAACAGCTCCCGGAATGTCATCCCCGTCAGGTCTTCCAGCGCCAGCAGCAGCCGCACCGTCACATCTCTGTCGCCGCGCGCCCACGCCGACACCGTAAACTGCGACGTGCCGAGGGATTGCGCCAGTTCTGTTTGGTTATAGTTCATCGTTTCCAACGCTTCCTTGAGCACCGGATAAGCGCAGAACTCAAACGGCGTTTTCGATCTCATGATCTTGCTCATGCGCGCACCTCCCCGAAATATTCCTTGTATTCTCGGTTGCTCCAACGTGTCCAAACTCCAACATACCAAGACTTCCCGGCAGGGTTCTTCTGCGATTTCGCGACTGCATGTGATACCGTGGAAAGCGACGTGCCGCATAGACGGGCTAACTCGCTTGGTGAATCTGCCACACACACAGGGGTCCCGGCGTGACCCCAATCGAGTTTCATGTAAATGCGTTTTGAGATCATTCCGCACCGCCCGTCTCTCCGAGCAGCGTCCCGACGGTCACGCCCAGCGCTTCGGCAATGTACTGATACGTCGGCATGTAGCTGATGCATCGTCCCTCTCTGAGGTTTAAGATGCTACTGCGCGATAATCCCGCCTTTTCTGCAAGCCCCTTGATACTCATGCCCCGCAGCGCACTCCATTTCTTGATGTTCTCGCCGATCTCTTCCGGCGACAGCATGCCTTTTTTCGCCGGGGGGGATTCCGCCAGAATATCGCTTAACGTCAAGCCAACGCATTCGGCGGATCTATACAGCGTCGACACCTTCGGATAGCTCGCGCCCTTTTCGAGTTTGGCAATGAATGACTGTTCTGTGCCCATCATATCGGCCATCCGAAACTGGCTGATATTTCGCATTTTTCGAACGTTTTTGAGCCGTTCGCCCAACTCTTTTTCTGTCAACATCTTTTCTTGCTCCCTTTTATTTTTTCAAGTTCTGCATGCGCCGCGTTTTGAACTGGCGCGCTCCCAAATAATCCTCTTTTGCCTGCGTCTGCCGCTTCTCTTCGGCTTTCGCCACCCGGGCCTTCGCAATATCCTCCGCATAATACGGGCAATGGTCTTGGCAGCCGGGATAGCGCACGGGTGGCAGGCAGCTGTGGCAGTGCTCAAAGCTCATCTCACACCTCGCGGATCGTGATGCCGTACTTGTCCTGCATCAGCTTCTTTTTCAGCAGATAGTCTTTCGTTTTCGTGCCCTTTGCGTCCTCGACCTCGCGCAGCCAATACACCGTGCCGTTGCGGTCTGGCTCGGTCGCCCGCTCGTAAACAAAATCCGCTCGGTAGACCATCGGCTTGATGCGTTTGCCCTCGATGGTCTTATAGCCTTCCACGAGCGTGAAATTGGCTTGCAGCCGCAAATCGCGAATCTTGCCCATCGCTCGCAGCACTTTCAGCTCGCCGAACCGCGCCGCCTCACGCTCGGAATCAAACTTGATGCCGTCGCGCACGACCTTGCGGTTGCCGTACTTGCTTTTCTTCGACTTTTGCGCGCCTGCCAGTTTGTCAAGCACCTGCTTCTGCGCCTGCGGTCCGAGCCTCGCAAGGTCAGCCGATGTCAGCGCCATCGTTAGCCTCCTGCAAATCGCCCTGAGACGCGCTCTGCGCGTTTTTATCCTCCGGTGGTGTCATTTCACGTTTTTCGAATCCCAAACGCTCCTGCGCGCTCTCAGTGGCATTCCCGGCAGTTTCCCGCTTGCCGTCCGCAGGATCGTCACGCAAACCGACGCCGATGATGTAGTTTCCGCCGTCCCTTCTGGCATGCACTTCGTACTGCCGGTAGACCTTCCGCACGTCAAATTTCGGCAGCATCAGGCGCATCCCGATCGTCAGCCCTGTGTCCTCGTCGATCACATCCTCGCCGTAGATGATCGCTACCTGTGCAAGCAGTGCGTCGGTTGCAATACTGATTTCGGCAACGCCTGCGGCTCGCTGGGAAAGCTGTGCGTTCAGTTTCATCAGCTCGCCGACTTTTTTCTGGTATCTGCCGAGCTCGTGCTCAAGCCGTTTTACCTTGTCCCTGTTTCTTTCGCTCATCGGTTCTCCGTCCTTTCGTAGTGCAGCGTCAGCGCCCGAGCGATCGGGCAGCGCCGCCATTCTTCGTTGGCGCAGTAGCGCCGCGTATATTCGTCCAGCTCCTCTTTTGGCAGCTTGACTTGTGCGCCCTCGCAGTTGAGATAGTCGCGGTAGTCCCGCGAGTAAAACGGGCACTTAAAAATGCCCCCACGATACCCGCTCACGGCGCACCGCCTGCCAACACTGATTTGACGTGCCTCATGCGCTGATTTGCCTTGTCGCGTCTCATGCTATCGCCCTTGAATACCAGCGGTGTGCACATCTCGAGGATGCGGTCATAGATGCGCTGATAGGTCATGTCTTTCGGCCTGCACAGCTCGTCAAGCGTCAGGTTTGTGGTGACGATCAGCGGCTTCTTGGCCTTGTATCGCTCGTCAATGACCGTGTAAACCGTCTCCATCGCATACTCACTGCTGCGCTCTGCGCCGAGATCGTCGATCACCATCAGCGGGTAATAGTGCACCTGCTCGATGATTCCCTTCTTATCGTATCCTGCGTTGAGTATCCGCGGGAAGCTCGTAATCATCGCCGGAATGCCGCGATCAATCAGCTCGTTGGCGATGCACGCCGCCGCGAAGGTCTTGCCGTTGCCGGTGTTTCCCCACAGCAGAAGCCCATTGTTCTCGCGCCGCATATCGTCCCATGCATCCGCATAGCGCTTGCATTTGACAATTTCCTCGCTCATCGTTGCCGTGTCGAACCGGCACGCCGTCAGGCTCTTGTCGCGGATTCCGTCAGCACGCAGCGTTTCGATGCGCAACCGCTTCTCGCGGTCAGCGCGTGCTTTTTTCTCGGCCTCGTATTCTCGCGCCGCGCAAGCGCACTGACAGCCGACAAGGCGGACGCTCCCGCCGATGGGGATCCGGCACTGCTTCGGCGTGTTGCAATGGCCGCAGTACAGCAGCCCGTCTTTCTCGTAGTCGACCAGATCACGCACAGGCTCGGCCTTTTTCGCGATGCTGTCGATCAATGCGTCAACGTTCATAGGCTTCCCTCCGTGTTGCCGTAGTCGTAGACAAACGGCTTATTTTGCGGTGCTTTGCCGCCCTTATCCTGCTCTCTGGCAAGCCAAGCGGTGATGAAACGCTTGATGCCTCCGCGGGTCTTTCGCTTGGCAGGGTTCGCGTCGCACCATCCCGCCATGTTTCTGAGCTGTTGTAGAACGTCAACGTTCGGATAGAGCTGCGACCATTTGGCCCTATCATTCTCCGACACGTCGAAAAAAGTCCCGTCATTCAGCGGCAAAGAAATCACCGGTGGCGCGTCAGCCGCTTGCGGCTCAGCGCATAATATGTACTCTTCTTTACTCTTCTCTACTCTACTTTTCTCTACTTTACTTTGTCGTTCGATGTCAGCATTTTTTGAAAAAATGTTTACATTTTTCGCAGAAATGTAAACATTGGGCAAAATTTGGGCAACATCAACCAGAAGGATGTTGTAATCGACTTCAAGAGTTTTGCGGCGGCTGACTGCCTCGAAGTACCTTTCCTGTATGCCTTTAGAGGTCAATACGTGGTACTTGTCATACTTCTCTTTGTCGAACATCCCTCGTCTGATAGAAGCCTCTATTATTTCGGAAACGACGCTCCCACCCAACCCGACCTTGCGGGCGAACAAAAGCGCAACCTCCTCTGTCCATTCAATGTAGTAACCCGCCTTGCCGTAAATCTCTTGCAGCAAGTGAACGACTACACCAAATCCTGTCAAGCCAAATTCTGCTTCTATCAGTTCAAACTTTGCGTTCAATGTGACATCAAGCGGAAAGTAATCGATCCCGCTCTTTGCCATAGACTACTCCCTTAGAACGGCAGCTCGCCGTCGTCCTCGCTGACCTCTGCAAAGCCGCCTACGGCGCTCTCTGCGGCGTATTGCGGTGCGGCGGTATCGTTGCCCTCCGAGCGTCTGTTGTCTGCGAAATACACGCTGTCAGCCTGCACCTCGTAGCTCCTGCGCTTGTTGCCGTTCTTGTCCGTCCAGTCGCGCATCTGCAAGCGCCCCTCGACGCCGATCATGCGACCCTTATCGGCGTAGTTGCAGAGTACTTCTGCCGTGCCGCGCCATGCGACAACGTCGATCCAATCTGTGCCGCCCTCCTTGCCGTTGCGATCAACGGCAAGAGGGAATGACACAACGGATACGCCGCTGTTCGTCTTTTTCAGCTCCAAGTCACGCCCGATGCGTCCCATCAGGCACACGCGATTCATGCTCACTGTGCGTCACCGTCGCTTTCGATGACCTCGCCGGTTGTCTCATCCACGGTGAAGTTCTCCGCCTCGATGACCGTGTCATCGCTCACGGAATACATGTCCTCGCTGATCTTCGTTTTGATGGTCTCGTCCTGCGCCACCGCGCGAACAAAGTCACTCTTGAGCGGTGCATACTTGAGCACGCGCTTGAGTACAGTCTTCTTCGCCATCTCCTCGAAGTTCGTCTGCCACGGGCCATTGCTGTATGCCTTGGAAAAGCGCTTCGCGTGGTTGCGAACGTCCTCGACGCTCATCACGTCATAGCCAAAGCCACCGTCCTTTGTGCGGAACATTGCGTAGATGAATTTCGGCTCGCCGCGCTCGCCGCAGGCGGGCTTGTTGGTGAGCTTCGGCTCAAGTCCAAAGGAATAATCAAACTCGTCGTTCTCGTAAACGACCTGCGCCTGAATGATGCTGACCTCACCGCTGCGGTACGCAAGATCAATGAGCCCCTTGTATCCGATTTGGAACTGCGTTTCGAGCGTGCCGTGATTGCGATAAGGGATGAGATAAGCCTGCCCGAGGGGTGTATTGGGTTCCAAGCCGAGTTGCGCCGCCGTCATCATCGCGCCGAGGAAACTCTGCGGCGTGGTCTGCGCAAGCTGTTTGTTTGCGCTCAACGCGGAAAGTGTGATGCGCGTGAAGCGCTCCGGCGTGATGACGCTCGGCAGTGCCTTGGCGATCTCGCCCTCCATCTGCTTGATGTACTGCTGCATCGTGGGATTGCCTTTCTTTACGGCCTGCGCACCCTGCGCATTCTGAATCAATCCTTCCTTCATCTTTCTTTATCCTCCTTCACCGCAAATTTGCGGAAATTTGTCGTTTTGTAGTAACTGCTCAAGTCCATGTCTGGGTGATCTTTGGCAAACGCCCGCGGATCGAACGTCTGGCGGCTCTGCGCCTTCCAGTCGATCGTGAAGCGCCCGCAGTATCCGCGCTCATTGTCACCAAGGTCGTTCATGAGCTGCTGCTTGATGGCGTCCGCGCCCTTCTCGATGGCTTTCTTACGGCTCATCAAGTACTGGTACTGCTCGACAAGCCTCTCGCGCCCGAACAGCTCGACTTCACCGCCGCCGCCCTCGTAGATGGTCTCGAGTGCCTCGGTCGTGCTCGCATCACCGTCCGTCGGCGGCGGGCTGTCAGCCTCCACGTAGTCGTGCCAGAAGTCCGCTGCACAGCGTTTCAACGCTGCAATCTCGTCAGGGCTGACATACACGCTGCTCTCGCACCATCCGGGAACATAGTCGTCTGGGACGGTCGTGATCTGGTAGCAGTAAAAGCCCTTGCCCAGCACCAGCGCCGCCAAGAACCAGCGTTCCCAGCCCGTCACGGCAAGGTACGTCACGCACTGCGCGTAATAGCTCTCGGGGAATTCGCCAACTGCATAGCGCTTCATGTTCAGCGCATTCGCGGTCTTGCATTCAAGGCCCGCGTGCCAACCAGCCGGTAACACCATACGGTCAATGTTCGCATGTAGGCACGGAGCCTCATCGTTACGCAAGATGTAGTTCACCTTGCGGACACGCAACCCTGTTTTTATCTCGAATCGAGTTGCGACGTAGCCCTCGAGGTCTCTCCCGATTCGCATCGCCTCGTTTTCCGGCTCTTCGCCGATCCTGCCGGTCTTCTCCGCCCATACCGTATAGGGCGAGCGGTATTTGTTCAGCCCCAGCACCGCGCCCATGTCGCTGCCGCCGAGGCTCTTCTTGCGCTCTTTAAGCCACTCCTCGCGGCTCATCCCGCGCGTCGATATCTTCTGCATCTTCATCTTTCTTTACCTCGATGTCTTCCGCCCCGCAGAAGGGGCAGCATAGTATCGTTTGCATCTCCACGCCGCGCTCACCGTCAAGGTTTTCGCGCCTGTGCAAGACATCGGGCTCGTCAAAGGTCAGCCCGCACCATTCGCAGCGGTACATCACATCATCGCCGAGACCGCGATGAGCACTGCCGCCAGCAGCAGGCAGATACCGGCGAAAAGCATTGCCTCGTCGGCCTTGCGCTGCTCGCGCGTCCGTCTGTCGTGCCGTCTCACCGTCTGCACCCCCTGTCGATGTAGGGTAGCAGATCATACAGCACCTTGCACACCGCGCACGCGCCGATGACGGCGAGCCCCGTCGTAAAGTCGCAGCCGTTGAGCGCGATCACCGCAGCGGCAATACCGCCGAAAAACAACGTGTTGATCATGTCTCCACCTCGCGTTCCGAGATCCACTCGTTCACCAGCCGCGTGAAGATTTGGAAGATCCTGCGCTTTCCCTCGATGCAAACGCCGAAGGGGTACGCGCCCTGCTGAATGCCGTCTGCCAGTGATTCATTCGAGATGCGCAGCCCGTGTTCTCTCAGATACGCCGCGCACTCGTTCAAGTCCATCGTCTGGATCGTCTTCATCTTTTCTCCTCCTTACTCCTTCGGGATCAGCCGCGTCACCGGCACATTCAGGTGCTTTGCAATGCGCACGACGGTGTCGATCTTCGGGCTTCTCCCTGCTTTCCACTTCGTCACATTGCTTTTGCTCATGCCGAGCGCAAGGCACACCGCGCTTGGGCTTGTGCGCTTCTTCTTGCACACTTCTTTCAGCAGTTCGTAAAACAAGTCATTCCCTCCATTCAAATAGTTTGAATTAGAGAACCTTTTGTGATAGAATAAAGCTGCACGTGCGGAAAGGGGTGATGCCCATGCAGGCCACTTCGGCTATCGCAGGCTTCATGCCTAATTCCCTGTGTTCCCGGTAACTGAACGGACAGCGGTGCGGTCAGCGCACCCGTTTCTCATACGAAGCCGTTCAACCGCGCCGAGGGGTGCTCGCCTGCACCCGCAACGCGGCGGAAACAAAGTGTGACGAGATACGGCGGGAAGGCGACCCGCCGCATTCTCAACCGCGCGTTTGCCTCACCTATCACAAAAGGCTCTTGACAGTTCGCGGGAAAGTACTTATAATGTGAGTACCACCAAACAGAATAAGATACTTTTCTGCTCACCTCATGTTTCATAGTATAGTCCGGTTTGGCGTACTTTGCAAGTGCTTTTGACGCAAAAAAGTACTTTTGTCGTTGTGCCCAAAAAGGAGAGACTTTTATGAGTACTTTATACGAAAATATCCGTAACCTGTGCTCAGAGGGAAACATCAAACCTGGTAGAATGTGCGTCGACCTCGGCTTGAGCAAAAGCCTAATGACAGACTTAAAGGCCGGTCGAAAGAAAACTATTCGTGCTGACACCGCCCAAAAGATCGCGGACTACTTCGGCGTGACCGTCGACCGCGTGCTCGGCGCAGAAAAAGAGACCGCCGCCCCGAAGGACGTCGGCCTAAACTATACCGATTCTGAATTGTTACAGGCATACCACGTTTCGGACGCCCGCACAAAAGAGGCGATCCGCACATTACTCGGGATCAAGGGGGAGTGAGTATGTCTGAATTTGACGTTCTAAAAGCCCTCTCCGAGAGTGGCGGCGAAATGGAATGGTCGGCGCTGATGAATACCGACAAATCCGTGCAGGAGACGTCCGGCGTATTGCAGATGCTCTTGCATAACGGCTATATCGCAGGGCCGCTATCCGCACATTCTTCTGTCAAAATCACGTCAACCGGGCACGCTCGCTATTTGCAGTTAGTTCGAGACCTTCAAGAGAAACATGATGGCCAAGAATATATCCGCAGCATAAACAAAAATATGTATAAGCAGGGACTTTATAACGCGGTAATCTCTACAATATCGGCAATTCTCACACTTGCCACACTCTTGGTCGCCATCGCCACCTTCTGTAAAAGCGCGTAGATTGGCAATAGACCACTCAACGCAAATCCAAAGATTCCCCACAAGGACTAATGCGCAAAACAAAACTGCTGCGTTCATCTGTTAACTCCTTTCAGCAGTTCAATGACTGCTCTCCGCTTTTCTGCATCTTGAATGGCCTCAAGGAATGCGCGGTCTTCTGCAGTGATATTATCGGCGTTGGCTTTTGCGTCTTGATATAAACGTTGCATCTATGTATCCTCCGTATGTAAATAGTTTCAATTATCATATACCGCGCCGCGGTTCATTTCACCGCAGGGAATGGTTTTAGGAGGTCTTGCACGTGGGATTGTATACCGACCCAAATTATTTTGAAAAGCAAGCGCACTACCAGCACCGCAAAGTAAAGAAAGTCATTAAGGCGGTGTCCTCTAAGTCAAAGCAGCCTGCCCCTGAAGAGGCGGTATCAGAAGCCTCGACGCAGGTTGATCCGGAATCCGCCTCACGCGATATCCATGATCACCCCGTTGAACCAACAGTTGATGAATTTGACGAATCTCCCGACTTAACGCAAATGACGCAAGAAGAATACGACGCGTTCATGATGGGAATGACCGTCGAGCAATACCGCGTCTATCGGCAGATGGTTTTAGAAAACGAATCCAAGAGAAACAGGCGAAAGCGGATCAGCAGAAAGCAGCGCTCTTCGGAAGTTGATATCCTGTTGGTAGCATTAAAGCCGCTGCTTTTCGCAGCCGTCATCTGCGGGATCATCTGGGTTTCAATTGAAAGTTCCGGGCCATTGAACGAGTCCGACATGAATGATTCTCCGCCAGTAAAGCCTCCAACTGAAACGGTTGGTAGTGGAGGGGGCAGGCTCGTCCCACTGCAACCTGTGAGCTTTCGCAATGGGCAGATTGTCACATACCCGTCCGGCGATCAGGTCGCACCTTTGACAGTGCAAACCGCTGGAGATTCCAATTTCTATATCGTGTTAAAACCAATCGACGGAGAGGCAATATCCAATGGGGCAATGTCTTTCCTCGTGTCGGCAAGAAGTGCCGAAGTAGATGTGCCGCTCGGCACATACGCGATCTATTACGCGTATGGTCCGGACTGGTACGGAAAAGAGTATAAGTTTGGAGAAAGCACCGAGTATTTCAAATGCAACGAAACGTTTGAATTCACCGCAGATGACGAAATGGTTTACGGGTGGACGCTAACTCTCTATAAAGTATCCAACGGGAATATGAGCACCGATGAAGTGTCGAAAGATTATTTCCCGAATATTTAAGCAAAGCCCTCGCCGCCTCTGCAACACCGGCGAGGGCTTTTCAGCAGCAGCGGGGAGCGGTCGCCGCTGCTTGTTTTGACCATATCGCGCTTTACCTTACCACTTCAATACCAAGACCTTGCAACACGACGGCATTCGACCGCGTTCGACAGCCCCACTTTCGGCCCCTCAACGGGCAGAAACCGGAAAAGTTAAGGTGATGTAAATGAACATTCAAGAGCTGTGTAAAATCCGTAAAGAAGAACTGAAACTGACATACCATGATATTTCCGACGCTTCCGGCGTGCCGCTGTCCACCGTGCAAAATTTCTTTTCCAAGCTGTCGAAGGCCCCGTCCATTTACACCGTCGCGCCGATCTGCAAGGTGCTCGGCATATCCCTTGATGAAATATTCGGAATTTCCGAACACTTGACGCCGACCGAGGAAACCTTACAAGCGCGCAACGACGAACTGGAACGCCACGTTGACGCAAAAGCAGATACGATCGAGATCATGCGGCGCGGCGTCCGTATCCGTAACGGCGTGGTTGCTATAATGTTCCTCATCATCGTTTTTCTCACTGTGTGGTGCGTGTACATTGATTTTCATTGTATAGATTACGGATTTTGGAGGGGCTGACATGGCGAATTGCATCAAATGTAAAGCAGCGCTGCCGGAAGGCGCGCTGTTTTGTCCTATGTGCGGCAAAAAGCAAGTGCCGGAAAAGCGCAAGGCGCTCAAGCGCGCCAACGGAACCGGCACGGTATATAAGCTCTCAGGGCGCAGGTCGCGTCCGTGGGTCGCTGCAAAGAATCGGGTTATCATCGGATACTACTCGAAGAAGTCTGACGCGCTGGAAGCGCTGGAACGGCTCTCCGGAAAACCGCTGGACGAGCGATACAATATGACCTTTGCCGAGGTGTTCGAGGCGTGGAAAGCGGAGCACTACCGCGAGATCGGCTCAAGCGGGGTGGAATCTTATGACCGCGCATTTGATGTCTTTGCCCCGCTGCACAACAAGAAATTCCGCGATCTGCGCGCAGCGGATTTCCAGGCGGTTATTGACCAGCATATGAGCAAGTCCCACTCCACCGTTTCGAAATACAAGCAGCTCGCGACACAAATGTCAAACTGGGCCATGCGGGAAGAGATTTGCGTGACAAATTTTGCGCATTACATCAAACTCCCCGAAAACGTGAAAAAGGAAAAGGAGATTTTCACTGATGGCGATATTGAAAAGCTGGAATCCAACGGCAGCGACGCAGCGAAGATCGTGCTCATGCTTCTATCGACCGGCATGCGCATCGGTGAGCTATTTTCCCTGCCCGTCGCATCTTATCACGAGACCTACGTGATTGGCGGTGAGAAAACGGAAGCTGGGCGTAACCGTGTAATTCCGATTCGGGGCGAGGGCAAGCCTTACTTTGCGTATTTCGCATCCAAAGCGACTGGGCCACTGTTGCTCTCCGGCTATGAGGGGCAGCATTCCCCCGAAAATTACCGAAAGCGAGATTATTACCCCTTGCTGTCCCGCCTCGGGATAGAAAAAAAGACCCCTCATGCCACGCGCCACACTTACGCCACGCGCGCGGTAAAGGAAGGTCTTCCGCCAGAAATCCTTCAAAAAGTTCTCGGACATGCAGATTATTCTACTACTGCAAACATTTACACCCATATTGACCCCGATACGATCGTAGCGGCTGTTACAGGCACGTTACTAACAAAACCGGAGTCGGGCAAAAAGAAAAAGCCTTGAAACCGTTGAGTTTCAAGGCTTTTTTGGTGGAGACTGCTGGACTCGAACCAGTGACCTCCTGCGTGTGAAGCAGGCGCTCTAACCAGCTGAGCTAAGCCTCCAACTGTGGTGACCCGTACGGGATTCGAACCCATGTTACAGCCGTGAAAGGGCCGTGTCTTAACCACTTGACCAACGGG